AGGTAGGACGCACCAAGGTGGTTTTGACTGCTGTGACAGCGGACTAAACTGAAGTCATCGACTTGCGGGATTAAGGCGTGTACTCTGGTTTCTCACACTATGACCGGCAGCTTTTCGCCAAGGTCTCGCAAGTCAACGATCCTAATTCAGCTTGGGTAAACCAAGAACCACACTGGATGCTCATCGAAGATTTAGCGATGGGCGGCACTTATGAAATCCGGCGTCGGCATCGCAGGTATCTTCCGCAGGAACCGCGCGAGCAAGATGTCAGCTATGACCGGAGGTTAAGCACTTCAATCTGCCCGCCGTATTATCAGCGGCTTGAACGGATGCTGGCCGGTATGCTCACGCGCAAACCTGTCAGGCTGAACGATACATCAGACCAAATCCGTGAGCAGTTGTTCAACGTTGACCTACAAGGCAATGACCTGAATGTTTGGACGTATGAGACTGCCCGTAAGATGATCCGTTACGGTCATGTCGGCGTTTTAGTGGATGCACCGCGTGATGGTGGTAGACCATACTACACGTCATATACACCGCGTGACATCTTAGGTTGGCGCACTGAAATTATTGACGGTGAACAGAAGTTGATGCAGCTTCGCTTGTCAGAATCCATCATCGTGCCTGATGGTGAATACGGTGAGAAGCAAGTGCAGCAAATCCGCGTACTGTCGCCTGGTGAATTTAAACTATTACAGCGTGATGAAAAGAAAGGTGACTTCCGCGTCGTTGATGAAGGTCGCACCAGCCTAAGTCGCATCCCATTTGCTGTTGCATACGCTAACCGTGTAAATACATTGGAGTCACGGCCACCGCTGGAAGATATTGCCAACTTAAACCTCAAGGCATATCAAATTCAATCGGACCTTGATAATCAACTGCACATTAGTGCGGTGCCTATGCTTGCATTTTATGGCTTCCCATCTTCTGCTGAAGAAGTCAGTGCTGGCCCTGGTGAAGCGATTGCATTTCCTGCTGATGGACGTGCCGAATATATTGCTCCGTCATCTGATGCATTTGCAGCACAATTCCAGCGACTTGATCAAATCGAAAAGCAAATTAACGAACTAGGTCTGTCTGCTGTTCTTGGTCAAAAGCTATCGGCTGAAACTGCAGAAGCAAAACGGCTGGATCGCAGCCAAGGTGATTCAACCATGATGGTGATTGCTCAAAACATGCAGGATATGATCGACAACTGCCTGCAGTTCCACGCTGAATATCTTGGCGATCGGCAACCCGGTAGCTGCTATGTCAACCGTGACTTCCTTGGCACTAGGCTGGAGCCGCAAGAAATTCAAGCACTGCTGCAGCTTTACACTGCAGGCACGATCACGCAAGAAACGCTGCTGATGCAACTGTCAGAAGGCGAAGTGCTCGGTGATGACTTTGATGTAGAAGAAGAACTGGATGCCACGCAAAATGGTGGGTTGATGGAGGCTGCACCTGCACCGGAACCCGCACCTGAAGAGGACACCGTGATCGATGACGATGCGGCATGATGGTTGTAGCTGCCAACGGGTCATGGAGCCAGACACGTCGGAGAAGCGCATTTTTCACTACGTCCAGCAAGAGCTGCCCAATCGATATTTTGCAATTGTGAGAATGGAATGGCACGATGAAAATGAAAAAGTCATAGAAGTCGATGAAGTAAAATTAATTGATGAAGGCGTTGATACGATTGAAGGTTTTGTGGATGTCGCAAGGAAAGCAATGCTCAACGGCGCTAATATCTCAATGATCTGCCCGTATGATCCTGAACATCTAGGGTTGAATGAATAATGAGCACACCAGAGTCGTTGTATCGTAATGCGATTGACCTGAATCGTTACAGCAACAGTGTTGCTCGTAGGGTCATTAATGCTTACAACGATATTATCCTTGATGCTGTTAATCAACTCCGCACGATTGAAGACATTGATGAATCATTCAAGACAGCGCGACTGCGATCAATCTTGGCGCAACTTAAGGAATCACTGGCAACATGGGCAGGTGATAGCACTGAACTGACAGCAATAGAACTGCAGGGTTTGGCAGAACTGCAATCTGAATTTGTAGAAGAACAACTCAAAAAGGTATTACCACGCGGCAGCCGTAACATCGTACGGACAGTAGAAATTAGCCCGCAGTTTGCTCAAGCTGTTGTCACGACAGATCCAACTCAGATTAATGTTGTTACGTTATCGGATGATCTATTTGCTGCAGTACAAGGCGCACCGCAAACATTCAGCCTGACTGCTGCACAAGGTGCAACAATCACACTGCCTAATGGCAAAGTCGTTGAAAAGGCGTTTCGTGGTATTGCAGAAGATCAAGCTGAACTATTCGCGCAGGTTGTACGCAATGGATTGCTGACTGGCGAAACAACGGATGATATTAGTCGTAGACTCAAAGGTAGATTGCGATTCAATCAACCAGGTAGTCCAAGACAGATCGCTGCTGCTGGCGGGCAAGTCACAACAGTAGCAAATAACCAAGTGCAAGCCCTAATTCGCACTAGCATCAATCAGGTTGCTAATGCAGCATCGCAGCAGGTCTATGAAGCCAATCAAGACATCACTAAAAAATACCGTTATGTCGCAACGCTTGATACTCGTACTTCTGCCATTTGTCGTGCATTGGATGGCCGAGAATTTGAATATGGCAAGGGTCCGAAACCACCGCAGCACTTCAACTGTCGCAGCACGACGGTTGCCGTGATTGATTATGACAACTTACCATTTGATCCCCCACCACGCGGTAAACGTGCAGCCGCAGGCGGGATGGTACCAGCAGATCAAAGCTATGGGCAATGGTTATCTAAACAATCAAAAACAACACAAGAGAAAGCCTTGGGAAAATCCAAGGTTGCATACTTTAAAAAATTATCTGCCAAACATGGCCCAAAAGATGCCATCGCAAAACTTGTTCGTGACGATGGCTCAGAACTTACGTTGCAGGACTTACGCAAGCGTTATGGCAAACTAGACTAAGGTCAGTTGCTTCTGCATCATGCCCGGCACTTACAAAGGCCCTAAAAAGCCTCAAAAGCCAATGACCAAAAAAGGAGGTAAAAAAAAGTAATGACACGTAAGCAGCGGCGAGTTCCAAAGGATAAGGCTACCGGCCTGCCTAAAAAGTACCTTTCAGGTGCTAAAAATCGTGCCGCCAAAGCACGGGAAATCAAACGCACTGCTGCTGCTTACAAAGCTGGAGAATTCATCGACATCAAAGCTGTTTCTGCATCGAGGGCTAAACAAGATGGCACCAAAAAGAAAACCACTAAGCGCCGCAACAAAAAAAGCTCTAAAAGATAAAGCTGAAGGCACAAAGTTCTTTTATGGAGAACTGGCTGAGGTTTATCGCAAGGGCCAAGGTGCGTACTTGTCGAGCGGTTCTCGTAATGTGCCGATGGCTGCTTGGGCAATGGGCCGTGTCAATAGTTACATGCGTGGTGATAAAGCACGAACTGCAGATTCTGCTATCTTTGCCCGTTACAACAAAAGACGATGAGCATTGAATACCGTGGCGAGACCTTCGCTGGTTACAACAAACCAAAGCGTACGCCAAACCATCCAACCAAGTCTCACGCGGTACTCGCCAAAGAAGGCGACAAAATCAAGCTGATCCGTTTCGGGCAGCAAGGTGTATCAGGTTCACCACGACGCGAAGGTGAATCAAAAGCAGCCAAGGCACGTCGTGCATCATTCATGGCACGTCATGCAAAAAACATCGCCAAAGGCAAGATGTCTGCAGCATTCTGGGCAGCCAAGGAAAAGTGGTAGGGTTAGTTATACTGTGATGGCAAATTAAGCGCATCGCTTAACAATGCCTGAAGAACAGAATCAAGAACCTACATCACCTGATGTAGTCAGCAACACAGAGGCTGACGCATTAAAAAGCAGCATCGAAGCTCTTGAGCGTAAAAACCATGAGCTGATCGGCAAACTGAAGAAAGCAAAGGCGGTGCCTGATGGCGTGGATATTCAAGAATTGCTGGACTTCAAGCGACAAGCTGAGCAGTCAAAACTTGAATCAGAAGGCAAGTACACCGAAGCACGACAGGCTCTGGAGCAGCAGTTCCGTGAGGCGTCGGCGGAAAAGGACCAGCGCATTGCTGAACTTGAAGCCAAGGTCCGCGAACTGGAACTGATTAGTCCTGCTGTTTCTGCCCTGGCGGATATTGTGCATGATCCTGATCTAGTGCTCAAAACCAAGCTGTCAGCCGACAAGATCGAACGTGAAGCTGATGGCACCGTCGTCGTTGTTGACGGTTACGAGCGCAAGCCTGTTGTTGATTGGGCAAAGGCATCATTGCCTGAATGGATGCAGAAAGCACCGAAACCACAAGGTTCTGGCGCACCATCAGGCCGCAGTACTGGTGACATTCCAGCAGGCATGAAAAATCCATTCAGCCCTGATAACTTCAACTTGACTGAACAATCACGTTTGTTCCGTACTGATCGTGACCTTTACGATCGTATGAAAGCTGCAGCGGCACGTTAATATAAACGTAAGGCAAGGCTACGCTGAGCCATATCGGGTTACGCCCAAACTGTAAACCCTTTTCGGTATCTAACGATGGCTACTCTTCGTAGCGATATCATCGTACCT